GACACTTCAAAGCCTGATATGACAACAAGCATTAGTTCTAAATTTAAACCTATGCCAATTGTAAGTAACTATACAGATTTTGCTGTAGATGAATTTACAGCTTGGCGTAGTGCATTTAGAGAGTGCTGTAAACTAGCAAGTAAAATTATAGATAGGCAAAAATCAGACGAAACTGATGATAGACTAGATGTTTGGTGTACTCAAGCAGATGGCAAGTTTTCAGAAGCAGTGTTGCAAGGAGCAAACGCAGGTAGGGAATTTGGCCTTGCTAACAGATATAATAAAGAAAATTTAGCAAAAATAAATGATTTTGATTGGTTACAAAAAGAGTTTGATAAAAGACACACTGCTGAACAAGTAGAAAATATTCATATAGGTTCCGATGCAGACGACTTTTTTGAACAAGAAGAAAAAGACATTCAAATGTCGTCTAATCCAATAAGGGACTTATTAGATCGTTTTGAATTAATATACGGTAAAGATATAGAAAATGTCAGACGCATGTATAATGATAAAGACTTGTCTAGTATTTTCAAACTAACTAACAATGACGAATTACGTAAAGCAGTAGTTGAAGAGAATTTACATAGCATTTTTAGATTAGTTGACTGTGATGAAGATTTAAGAAAAGCAGTGCTTGAAAAAAATCTTTATAGTTTGTCAAGGCTAGTACCAGAGTTAGCTGATGAATTTAAATTAATGAATGAAGATACAAATTCACTATGGAGAGTTTTAGAAAAGTATACTAACAGTAAATTTGTAATACCTCTTAAAAAATTAATTAATGATGAAAGATTTGATTTAGATTCTTTATCGCGAGGACAACTTCAAAGCAAGTTATGGCTTATAGAAGAACTTTCAAACTTAAATTTAAATCTTAAAAAAGTTTGTATCTGTGCCGGCTGGTATGGGACAATTGTTCCATTGATGCAAGAGGCAAATATTAATTTTGATTATATTAGAAGTTTTGATGTTGATCCAACTGTTTGGGAAATAGCAGAAATAATCAATAAAGATCTTGTAATTGATGGATGGAAGTTTAAAGCTCAAACTGCAGACATACATCATTTAGATTTTAGAACAACAAGATACGAAACATTAAAATTAACCGGCGGTAACGAATGGCTTAAAACCGAGTTTGATACTATTATAAATACCAGTTGTGAGCATATATCTGATTTTAATAGCTGGTACTCACGCATTCCGTCGGGACGATTAATAATTTTGCAAAGCAATAACTATTATGATATTCCTGAGCACGTAAATTGTTCTCCGTCATTACAGGACTTCGGTGGTACTACTCCGATGGAAACAGTGTTATATGAAGGTCAACTAGAATTAGATAAGTATACAAGGTACATGCGAATTGGATATAAGTAATTTATCTGTGCGAGATTTACAAAAAGAAAGTGCACGAGCACTAGCTACAATTGAAGCAACAAATAACAACATATACAGATTCAATAAACAAGCTCATCATAACAGTCATAATTGGTATAAAGCTGTTATAGAATGGTATATTGAAGAATACGGAGATCTGCCCAGCAAAATAGGCCCGGGTAAGGACATAAAACTAGTGAGTGACAGATAAACTTTATGAGTTTATACAATTATTTTATATTAATAGATGTGCAGTATGATGCTATGCCTACTCTAATGGTACCTTTCCAGAAAACAGTCCAAGATAATTTTTTAAGAATATTAGGCTTTATACAGGAATGCAAATACTGGCAATCTTTAGAAAAAACAATCTTTGTATACGCTCATAATTATTCAACCAACCTCAATGATGTAGCAATATTACAAGACGAAGTTGATGCATATAATAATGATAACCACATACCTAAAGATAGAAAAGTTATAGTTACACATTGCAACAATTTAGACGCATTAGGAAAATTATATCTATCTCATCCACCAAGAAGAAATTTTATTTTAGGCGGCAATATGACAGGTTGTATGATTAATCCAGCGTTAAATTTTAATTATTTTGACATTAGAAAATTTAACGATAATACTTATATTGTTCCTGAATTATGTTATGATCAAGGAGCGCACTCAATTATTCACGTTATGGACGTGTATTTAAATAGAGGAATAAAAGTAATGAGTTTAGATACACTAAAGTATTATCTATTTGAACAGTCTATTAGGAATAATGGATTTTATTTTACTAAAAAGGAAAACGATTTTGATATTTTCATCGAAAATCAAACTTTATTATCTAAAAGAGAAAGAGGAAATAAGTTTTAGTATAAAGGTAAACGATTATGTTGTAAATAGCTACAAATTTACTCGAAAGCAATTTGAATATATTTTAGACAATTGGAATAAACCAGGCGGTGCAGAATTTAGAACCGATAACGGTAGTTGGCTTATCCAACATAAAAAGAGAGGCCCAAGACCTGAGTGCGTGCCTGCAAGTTTTGTACGCATAACTTTTTGGCGTGACGAACAAAGTTTTGATTACAGAGTAGACTATGATTCTATGATAAATATTGAAAAAGAATACTTTTTTCAAAAACACAATAAGATGCACTGGGATAATTGAAATGTATAATAATATCGTAGAATTGATGCAAAATTATGTGCATAATTGTTTTACATTTACTGATAAAGAAGTAGACGAATCTTTAGTAAATGATATAATAGATAAAATGTATACTTTAGTACCAAGTAAACAAGCAAAAATGCCGTGGCAAGTAGACATACTAGGCCCTAATCGTTCTGAAGAAGAGAAAAAAATACTTTACAATTGGTCGATGAACTTTGGACATCCCGAAAAAAATATACCAGCTAGACCTAATCCTCAGAGTGATGCACCCTATATTTTTATTTTTACACCTAGGTATCTTACGGAAAAAGAAATACACTTAAACACAGATCTATCTGATCAACGAGCTTTTGAAAAGTCAGCTGCATTAGAAATTGGATTTGCAGCATACATGCTTAAAACTTTAGCAAATAGTGTTGGTTTAGATTTTGGATTTTGCGGATGTATAGGCAATGCAATAGAAATGCAAAAGTATTATAATAAAGGAAATGATTGGTATCCTGTGTTGTTATGCGGCATTGGATATGGTACATATGAATATGATAACTATGTTACTGATTACAATTTAAATAAAGAAATATATTTTGCTCGACCTTCGTCAATTAGTAAGCCAGAGTTTAGTAGAGTGATTTTTAAACATTACTAATTAGTATATGTATCAATATGATCAAATTAAAACTATTCATCTAGAGAATACACAGAAATGTCAAGCTAGTTGTCCTATGTGTGACCGTAATCAAAATGGCGGCGCTTTAAATCCACATATTAATTTAAGTGAGCTTACAATAGACGATTGTAAGCGTATTTTTGAACCTGAATTTATTGCACAACTTAAAACAATGTACATGTGTGGCAATTTAGGCGATCCTATTGTAGCACGTGACACATTAGAAATTTTTAAATATTTTAGGCAACATAATTCTAATATGTGGCTAAGTATGAATACAAACGCAGGAGCAAGAGATGAAACGTGGTGGCAAGAACTCGCAAGTACCTTTGGCCGCATGGGGGCTGTTATTTTTAGCGTTGATGGTTTATCTGACACTAATCATATATATCGTCAAGGGGTAGTATGGGAACATGTTGAACGTAGCATGCGAGCTTTTACAAAAGCTGGCGGACGTGCAAGGTGGGATTTTTTAATATTTGAACATAATCAACATCAAGTAGACGAAGCTAAAGCGTTAAGTGAAGAGTTAGGTTTTGAAAAATTCGTAGCAAAAAAGACAGGTCGTTTTGTGAATGCCAACAGCGAGAAAAAAGACAAGCATCAAGCAGTGAATCGCAAAGGTAAATCAACAGCAGAATTAAAGCAGCCAGATAAAAAATATAGAAATAAAGCAGTAAGCGAAATAGATCAAGTAATATCTAAACACGGTGATATGGAAAATTACTATGACAAAACACCAATAATTTGTAAAGTAAAAGACGAAGGTAATTTATATATCACAGCAGAAGGGTTAGCTTTACCTTGTTGTTGGACTGCTGGACGTATGTATAAATGGTGGCACAAAGATCCTAAAGTAGAACAAATATGGGACTTTATTGACGGTGCCGGCGGCAAGGATGCATTAAATGCAAAAACACACGGTTTAAAAGCTATATTTGATACTGGTATCTTTGATAATATAGAAAATAGTTGGCAAAAATCTAGTGTGAAAGAAGGTAAGTTAAAAGTTTGTGCTATGAAGTGCGGAGCCGAGTTTGATCCTTTTGGTGCGCAATTCAAATAAGTACTGCATATGAACGAGACAAAATATCCATCTGACACTTTTTGCATTTTACCGTGGGTACACTTGAGTACACGACCCGACGGTAGTATGCGTGTTTGCTGTACAGCAAATGCAAGTAGTGTTGGGCCTACTAATGATAAAGAGCACGGCGGTCAAGTAGGCATTCTTAAAACTGAAGATGGCAAACCAAACAATCTTAATGTAAGTGATTTTTTAAGTAGTTGGAACAGCACATATATGAAAAATGTGCGTAAGCAAATGCTTAATGGCGAAGTTCCGCCGAGTTGTGTAAAGTGTTTTAAGGAAGAAGCAGCAGGTCATCGCAGTAAGCGTCAGTGGGAAACACACTATTGGAGTCAAAGAGTAGATGTTGATAAACTTATAGAAGAAACTCTTGATGATGGCAGTGTGCCGCCGCAGTTAGCATATATTGACTTACGTTTTGGCACAAAATGTCAATTAGCATGTGTAATGTGTTCACCACATGACAGTAGCGGATGGATAAAAGATTATAAAGCGATCTTTCCTGAAGTAGAAAATGCAAGTCTAAAAACTACTATGCAATGGAAAGACAAAGGCAGTTATAACGGCAGCAGTTATAACTGGCACAAACAAAATCCTGTGTTTTGGGAACAATTTTACGATCAAATTCCTAACATGCAGCAGATATATTTTGCCGGCGGCGAAAGTCTAATTATCGAAGAGCACTACGAAATACTAGAAGAATGC